ACCCCTACCCCCTACCGATTAAGGAAACAAATAAAAGGCAACAATTAAAAAAATCCTAGTAAATCCCTTTAAGAATAGTAATAATATTCTTAAAACCACTGCTATCACTAGGTTTTTTTATTATTAATGATTATTTTTTAATAAATTAGAAAAAAAATTAAAATTCGATAGGGGTAAAGTAGTCCTACGTATATGCTATTACCCTTTCAGATTTTTTCGCCAAATTTTTTCCTAGTGTAAGACTACATAGAATTATCTTTGTACAGAGTGATAGACGCCACCCAGATAATCCTAATGTAATCTTAGTGCGAGGAGAGGTATTACATTCTCCTATACTAGGCTTTAATTAAAGATTATCGAGGAAACCACTGTCAGAGACAGAGGAGTTCCTAATTTGTTGAGGACTCATACCCATAGCAGCTTGTGAAACAGTGTTATTAAGAACGTGACCCCAGTTTTCTAGGTGTGTATTAATTAGTTCTTCGTGTCTTTTAGCGATATTCATGTCTTCAGTTTGAGCCATATACTCTGTCCAGTAGCCAACTGCACCTGCTAGTGAGTCAACAAGGTCATCATGTACTAAAGAACCTTTGTTTCTAGAAAGTCTTGATATTTGATAGGCAAGTTGTAGTTTAAGTCTTCTTTCAGGGGTGTCATCAGGGTTTGATCTAAAGTCATTTTCCATAACTTTGCGGTCAATAATGAGTCTGTGCGAGTTCATTACAGGTTCAAGGGTATCAATGATTCTCATTTCCTTAGATTTAGTATTTCTTACGTCTTCTACTTCGCAAGGGTGGTATCTCATAAGAAATGGTTTAAGTAACTGTGAAAACATACCTCCACCAAAGTTTTGTTCTACGATAATCTTGTTGACATTGTTATGTTTAGCAACTCTTGCAATACGTTCTAGGACTCTATCGGAGTAACCACCTGATAAACCAAGACATTCTGTGACGAATAAGTTACCATTTAGCATCTTTACGCAAGATATAGCTGTCTGGTCTTTTCCAGTACCAGAGGGGTCAACGAAAAGCACTGACCCAGTGTATTCAATGTAGTCTCCAAACTCTTGTGCAGGTCTATGATACCTGTCGCCATTGAACCCAACGCAGGGTAAATCAGTAATTACATACTCAGGAGAGTTAGACCATATAACTTTTTCAGGTGCGTACTCTTTATTGACCGACATAATTACTAGGTCGTTAATTTTTAAGGGGTATCTATCTTGATCTGAGAGGGTTGTATCAAGCATAAACTGTAGATTAAACCCAGATCGGCCATAAGACGCTTCACGTTCCATCAAATCAACAGCAGAGAACCTAACAGGGTCAACAGGGTCTTTAGGCTGTACAGAGCCTTCTAGGAGGTTCTTAGCAATACGTGGAGCAAGGCGATCTCCGTAGTTATTTTTTAGTTCTGGGTATCTAGCTGTCCATATTCGTGTTTCATAGCCACGTTCTTCTAGTGTTAGGTACAAACTGTTCTCTACTTGTGGTGTACCTAAGAATGTAATCTTGCCATTTGGTTTTAGTATCGCTTCAAATTCTTTTACAGCTTCGCCTAGTTTGTCTCTCATAGGCTGCGTAAAGCTGTTATTAGGTACTTCACAGTCATCTGCTATGACTTCATCAGCACGACTTCCTGCAAGCTGCGATAAGACCCCTTTAGAAGAACAAGAGGGTGCGTGATCTGCACTAGCAGGTCTTACATCAAAGCTAACTTTACTGTTTCTCTGGTCATCTCTGGGGATTAGTGGAGCTAGTATAGGCATCTCGTTTATAAGACGCATAGTAAAGGTAGTAAAGTTATCAGCCCTGTCTTTACTGGCAGATACCACGAGAAACTTTAGTTGTGGGTCTATCCTTAATCGCCATACAACGTAAGTACTGGTAATCCAACTCTTACCTACCCCACGAAACCCCTGTATGATCTTTCTTCTAGCACCATGTTGTAGATATTCTGCTATATCTAGCTGAACAGGTGTAGGGTCTGGTAGGTTTAGATGTCTCCAAGTAACAATTAAGAAGTATCTAAAGTCTTGTAGCTTTTTTGGTAAGGGTTGCAATTATTAATCTGTAAGAGGGATAGTTTCTAGGTCTGGTAAGTTATTCATTAACTCTGTCATAGGGTTGTTTTCTACAGGAATACACTCTACTCCGTTATCTTTTAGAAATTGTCTAGCTACGTTTAAGTCTCCTGCTTTTGCATCTCCACAACGAACTCTATCTAGTAACTCTTTAGCTAACTCATAGTGTAAACTCTTTAGGACTTTTAAGTTTTTATCCATAATTAGCTGTGTTTTAAATTAATATAATCACTTCTGATCTGTCTTGCCAGATAGAAGATACTTAATTTTACCAAAAAAACTTAGTTTTCTGATTTTTTTGTATAGTCTTACACCTTTCTCATAGCGATATATCTTAGCTTCTAAGTCTGATATACGCATAATTGCAGCAGTAAGCAGCATATCTTGCATTTTTGTGTACTTAACTAGGTCTAAACAGTATGCCCTTATAGCTTCATCTGGCATTTGTTGTGTTTCACGCTGTTTGCGTAGTATTTCAAACTCTATTTCTGGCGGTGGGTTACTAATAAGAACCTTAAAAAACTGATTATCTTTCATATCAGTTCATTTTGGGAAACAACTGTTGCTCCAACATATCTACAGCTTTGTCATCAAGCGTGTTGCTAGTTTGTTTGCATATAGCTCTAAGCAAATCGACTACTAATCTCTTTACAGCAGTAGTAGTAAAGAATTTTAGTAGTATCGGTTTTAAGATTTTCAGCATAATAATCTTGTGTTACTTTCCAAACATAGCTAACTTGGTAGTATTAAACAAGAGTCTTAACTTTTATGGAAGATCAAGAGCCAAGTAAAGTTGAAACCATTGTCAAAGTCTGCGTACTTCTTTGGTCGGCAACGCTATTATCTCTCTCATATTACGAACCGCCATCTGGTAAAAAGGTCGTAGATTTTGACCCGACATTTATTGCAAGTATTTTCAGTGCTTCCACTGCGTCACTTGGGTTTTCGATAAAAAAGAAAAAAGATACTATAGTAGATAATAAGAACTCTAAAGTTGGCATCAAATGAAGAAACTATTATTACTAGGTTTGTTTTTAGTTGCACCTTGTTACGCAAACGGAGTGCCAACGTGGACTACTGGTTCAAGTAATAGAACTGAAAACACTACACAAACCATAACTCGCAGCGTAGTCACAGAAAAATATGGCTCTACTATAAATACTTGGGAAGGTTCTAATATAAGTGTGGCTGCTTCAGCAGGTATCTCTGGTGGAGATGCAGTGTTTACAGTTGCAGATACTTCAAAAGATTGGTCATTAAATGTGACTTCGAGAGCATCAGGTTTAATGATTGAAAAGATTACTCAGAATGACACGATTAACACCACTAGCGTTATTACTTCTTTGTCTGTCTTTAGCCAGTAAAGTAAGAGCCGAAGGCGATACTAACGTACAGGCTCAACCAAATGCTGTAGGAAACTCATCAATAATTAATCAAAATATGAATATTAATAATGGAATGACAGGCAAACAACAGTTTGGAAACTTAATTTGTAGTCAACCTACTTTGGCTGTAACTCCTTTTTATACAGGAAATGACGCACAGGGCGAAGAAACTTATTCTATAAACGAAGGTTGGGGATTACAAATGAGTTTTATGATACCTCTGGGAGATAATAAAACTTGTAACGACTTAGCAAAAGTAAAGCTAGAGTTAGCCAAAGAAGAACTAGACAAGCAAGTCCATGATAAGCAATTAGTGAGAGTTTTGAAGTGTGGGCAGCTTCACGCAAGCGGTTACATGATAAATCCTAAATCTAAGTTCGCATATATCTGTAGTGATGTAATCAATATACGAAGTTATGTTAAAGCTAACTCTGATCTTTTTTCTGATTAGTAATCTCTTTTTTAAGTACTTTCTTAAATATCTTTGTCATTACTTTCTTTAGCTGATTAATAACGCTTTGCAAAACTATTGAACCTGTCACTGCTGCTGTAGCTGATACACCACTAGCTATAACACTAGATGCTATGACTTCTGGGGCAGGTATAGGCATTTCCCCAAAAAAAGGTATATTAAATGTAGCTACAGGTTCTTCAGTTGATAAAAGCTCTTTGGTGTTTGGCAGGTTTGTCGGTATTGTCTCTGGTTTTACTTCTAACCCTTCCTCCTTTGAAGATGATTTACCTTCTTCAGCAGAAGATTCCTGACCTCCCAGACCCGACTCTACCTGTTCCAGACTTGGAAGAAGTAAAGGGTCTAGATATGGAACGTCTGCCACAGGTGGATAAAAAATTGTTTTAGGCGGTACTAAACTTTCTGGTATATCAATCTGTGGATAATCCAATTACTCCCAGTTAATCTCTTTCTTTGCTGCTGCTAATTCGTCAGCATCAGTTATCTTAGTCAAAGTAACAGTATCGTTAACTAATAAACTTGGGTCAAAGCCTGTTTCTGCTACTACAACAGTACCTATCTTTAACCACATCTTTAATTTACTAGCATCATTTGTGGTTTCTCTCATGCCACAACCCCATGATTCTTGTTTACCTGTAAAAGCTAAACGATAAAATTCTGAATAATTAGAAGCTTTGAATTGAGCCATTAGTTTAATCTCCTGTAAATTGATTCCAGTTGGATTTAATCCAACATTGGCTACTGCTATGATAATCCCCACTGCTGTACCATGAATTATCTCCATGCCTATACCACTCTCCTGACTTAGTGAGAATGGAACTACCAGTTTCGCCACTACCTGAGTGATGATGTGTAAATCCACCTTCAATTATAGTTTCAGGAGTTCCCCACCAAGGTACAAAATAATCTGTCCACTCTCTACCATCTACAAAGCAGTCATTATTACCATCAGCTTCATAATATGGTACAGGAATATAGTTCCAGTAACCTGCAACAAATAGCCTTCCTTCATCATCTTCTAATACAACTCTGTTTGCATCTTCTTGATCTCCACCTCTAGCGTGAATTTTTACAATAGTTCCTATTCTTAATTTTCTATAGTTTGCGTGTGATGTATCATCTCTGAATGAATGTAAAGTTCCAGTTACTTCATTTGGTCTAGAGTTATTAGAACCATTTGTATTTAAACTTGGGTCGCCAAAATCTCTAAACTGTATTTCTGCACCAAACCAATCTGTACTGTTATTGTTGGCACTTGTAGTTCTACCAGTTCCCTGTTGTCCATAAGAGTTGTAACCAGTAGCATATACTTTCTGGTTATAGCCAGTAGTTCCTCCATCAGTAATAAAGTATAAAGTTGAATATCTGTTGTTAGTACAAGCCATATATATTACTTTCTGATTATTACTATTCCACATAGTACCTGAGTTAGTAAGTATTTCTGGGGTTTCTTTTCTATTTGGACTACTTTCATAAATTCCACCACTTGCTCCGTAAGCGTGACCATGATAGCCTGCAAAATAAACTTTACCTTCGTCAGTTAATATCCAGACTTTACCTTCGTCATCTCCATCTTGGTTAGCTATAACATGAACAACTTTTTTATTTTCAATAGGAGAACCCGATACTGCTGTCATTTCTTGTGGTGTTGTTTGATCTGTAGTGTTACCTATACCAAGTTGACCATTACCATTTCTACCCCAAGAATATAACTTACCTGACTCTGTTATCGCATAAACAGCAGTATAGCGATAGCCACTATCACATATATAAATAATTTTTTCATTACCTACTCTACTCATAGGCATTTGTTTTGCGTAGTAATCATTATTTGTGCTGTTATCTCCTAGCTGTCCATATCCGTTATAACCCCATGTATATAGCTTTCCGTTTGTATCTAACATTCTAACTGAGTAATAACTATCGCTATCCCCATTGAAATTTTGTGCAGCAGAGAAAGAAATAAATTTAATTTTAGGGTGATTTGCTCCTGTTAATCTTGCTCCTGAGTCATCAAAAAATACAACACCCATAGCTGCTGCGTTCATATCCCAAGTAGCACCATTACCCCATAGTCCGTAACCTCCATAACCTCCTGCCATGACCATGCCATTTTCAAACAACTGGTAGCCATGCCTTCCTGATTTGTGCATTTGCATTAATCTAGGCCATTGATATTTTAACTTTCCATTTTGGTCATACAAATCAAGAGCATTACCATTTAGATCGGTTAACAAATGTGCATAGTCAGGGTGTCCTGCAAGTGCTTCTTCCCAGAATTTAGGAGTTCTATTAACACCACTAGCAGGATAAGAGTGTGAACCATCATAAGCGTTTTGACCATAAACACCATAGCCACTGCCATAAGTGTAATCATAACCACTTCTATGATAGTGATTACCAAATTCAAAATATGCTCTTTCTCCTATTGCACCTTGCCTTCTATAACCTGCTGTGCAAGTACCATATAAAAATCCTCTACCACTTTTCTTTAAGTATGCAGGTAAAGGCCATAAGTTTTCTGTATAGTTATTTATTGTTGCGTTAGGCCAGTGACAAAATCCTTTTACTAAATCTTTTGGTACATTATAAGGTTGCTGAACAATATGTTTTTTATATGTAGTAGTACCAGACCAAGAAGGAACAGTTTTTAAATCTTTTAAGGATAGATTTATAGTGTCAGCTTGGTTTGCTTCATCACGAATAACAACTGTAGTTAACGTACTACCAACAGGAGGTGTATAAACAATACTTCCTCCGTTAGTTACAAATTGAGGTACAACACTTCCATCTGTTATTCTTCCACCACTTCCTACTCCGCTATATCCACTAGCATTAGGGTCTTTGATTGAGTAAGTTAAACCATTAGCAGGGAAAGTAAATGTATATGATTTTCCTTTTGTTACATTAACAGCACTTGTTAATCCATTTTTTCGATAAAGCGTTGGTGTTGTTGATGAAGTATTTAAAATACCCTGACCCATAGCACTATGAACAGAGCAACCATATCTATTAACAGATAAAGCAGGTGCTTTTGGAGTGTATGTAATCGTTGCTCCTGCTTGACCTGCTGTACCGCTTCTTACAATTCCAAAATCAGCTTCGCTATATCCAGTACTATTAACATAGGTATAAGTAGAACTAGCTGAACCTGTACCCGATTGATATGCAAAAGCAAAAACGTGGCCTGTATTACTAGCGTCACTAACATCAAAAACATACTGTGAACCAATCTTGATAGTTAGTGTAGGTCTTTCAACAGTTCCAGAAAGACCACCACCACTAAGATGAAATTGATTTTGACCGCTTACTGCTGCTACTGTAACTGTATAATTAACAGATTCATAAGTTTCTCTTTCATCTCCTGTTAACCATGCAACTCTAGTTCCACCAAAAAGTATTGGATTATATTCATAGTTACCTTCATTTGGTATATCTTCTAAAGGTTTTTCTATAACACTTAACTGAGAACCTACTGCACCAATAGGTAACTGAACATTTGTTGTATCATCATTATCTCTAAATATCATTCCTCCTGACGCTGTTAATACAGAAGCACTAGGAGCATTAACAAGAAGTTTCCAGATTGAAGGAACTGTAGGAGGTGCTGACGAAGCGTATAAACCGCTAGTAGTACCTGTAACTAATAAGTATGAAGCGTTATTATATCTAACTAAATCTCCTTTGTAATAAGTACCTGTAGCCCAATCTCCTGCATAATTTATACCCTCTGTCATCTTATCCCAAGCTGTACCTAAAGCGTGTTGACTAGCAGGGTTTGAGCCAGTACTATTTTGAACCGCAACGTATGCAGAACCATTGTAATAAACTACGTCATCTGTTTCATAGGTAGAGGTCGTAAGCCACTCTCCTCTCCAATTAAACTTGAGTTTACCTAAATCAATTTGTGCCATAGTTAGATGTCGAGAACTAAATGTCCTTGTAAGCTTGCTGTTAAATTAGCAGCAGTGTTGGGAGCTAGTGTAAATTTAGGAGCATTAGGGGCAGTGCTACTAAGTACGTCTTCGCCTAAAAAATAAGCGTGACTAACTCCATTTTGTATGAAGTCGTTTGCTTTGTAAACCACTGTATTTGCGTCACTAGCCAAATTATATATCATTCGTAGCATACCGCTAGGTAATCTTTGAAAACCTACAAATACTGAAGTTCTTGCTAAATTGGTTGCTGTGCTTGCTGAGTTGGCTGCTTGAGTTGCAGAAGCAGCAGCTTGTGTAGCTGACGTTGCAGCGTTGTTTGCACTTGTCAAAGCAGCAGCAGCACTAGCACCTGCCTGTCCAATCGCTACGTTTGCATTTGCTATACCTGCGTCTAGTTGTCCTTTGTTAACTGCGTCAGTTGCAGCAACACCATCTCCTAAACTTCCAATTTTATTTCCACCTGCATTTAAGTCTCCTGTTAATGCTGAAGACCCATCTCGTTTTACAAAACCATCTACATATTGTTTGTTTGCAGCATCTTTTGCATCTACAGGGTCATTAATAAGTTTTATTCTTTTGTTGTTAGCTGTTAGATCATTTCCGTCTGTAACAATACCTGACGCTGTTTCGTCTGCGTTTTCTTGTTGTGCAAATAATACTTGTCTTAATCCTGTATCAAGGTCAAGCTCTGTAAGAACTGAACCATCTTGGAAGTCAACAACTGGCAAACTAATATCTGTATCTCTTTGAAACTTAATAGCAGCACCATTTGCAGGAGCAACAATAAAAGTTATTGTTTGTCCATTAACTGAGTAGTGAGTGTTAATAGTTTGTAGAACATCATCTACAGTTACATCTATTCCTAAAATAGATATGTATGAAAAACTAATAGAAAAATTAACTTCAGTTCCGTTTCCTGTGTGATTAGTAAACGTGTTGGTGGTGTTGGTAGCCATTGTTAATAATTAATAAAGCCTTTTAAGTTTTCAGAAGTGTTGGTTTTATTAAAGCCTTGTTCTAATAATAATAGATTTTTCTTATTTTCCTCATATAATTTTCTCTTTTCTTCAGGCAAAGGGTCTATACCTTCTGGCAAACCAACACCTGTGATATATGCTTCTTTAGCTTTTTTAGTATAAAAAGTATGAATCTCACTCAATATTTTTCCTAAATCTTTTCTTACACCATCTATCAAATCAACTCTCATTTTGTCGTTAAAGTCTGCTGTAATATACCAATCATTACCTGTAACTCTAGCCATTTCTCTTCTGTCTTTCATACTTATTTCTCCCTTCATTCCTCTATATTCACTTAGTTGAGTTAACGATAATTGTCCAAAAGGACTCTTTAAAACTTGCATCATAGCGTCATACATTCTTTGTCTTTTTCCTCCGTAATACAACTCTGTAAATGCTGTTGCACTTATTAAATCTTGTAGTTCGTTGTTGTTTAAATAGATTCCTTGACTAAATTTGTTTTTACCAACTAAAACATCTGTTGGTGGTGCAAATTCAAACCCAACTGCATTTAAAGCAGATAAGACTAAATCGTTATTAGTCATTGATTTTTGTGACCAACCACTTGTAAATGGATTCATCTCTCCTTTACCAAAACCAACAGGAGTTTCTAAGTATTCTCCTGTGATGTGGTGTTGCATAGGTCTTGTTTTATAATTACCCCAAGGTGTTTTATTTGCAATTTCATTAAGTAATCTTTGAAAAACTATCAAAGGAGCATTTAGATTACTTGGTTGCCCCAGATCATCTAAAAATTCTCCTTTAGCAACTTTCTTATCCATACGTATATTGCCTGACTTACCTTCATCAAATAATCCTGAGTTAATTGCAGTCTTAACATTTTTTTGTAAACCACTTACAGGTACAGCTAAAGTTGCAAGTCTGTTCATTAAAAATCCATTTAATGTAGATTCATTATTTATTACTCTAAACAATTCTGTAATTCCTCTAAGATATGATTTATCTCCAATATTGTTATATATAGCAGCCATCAAGACTTGATATAAACCATCTTTTTCAATTTGTGCTTCTTCTCCCATTAGTCCAACAACTCTTGTAAAGTCTGCCATTGAACTCAAAAACATAGCGTAAGGTTCAATTCTTTTATAACTAACATATCTATAAGCTAACTTCCCATCTTCTCCTCTTACTAACTTTACGTCTGGGTGTTCAGGGTGTTGGATTACTTCGTAAGCTTTACCTTCTGCCCCATATTTTGCTATGTCTTCTTCTGTAGCTCTAAATCTAAAAGAATAAGGTAAATATCCAGTAGCTAATAATTTTTCTCTCTGTTGTTTATTTGCAGGTAAACCACCTGTAATTGCAACTCTAGCTAAAGGGTCATTTGCAGCAGTAGATAATAAAAATCCTGCTGTAAGAAATGAATTACCAACTATCATTCTTCCTTTTGCCATACCTCTAATAGTTGGGTCTTTAGACATTATTTCTTCAGAATGTTCTCTTACAAAAGCAAGATGATTTTTAGCCCAAGGTTGATCTTTTAATATATGTGCTAAAGGTGTTGTCTTCATAAACTGCTTCATTATGTTCATAGGTGTCCTAACAAAAGGTATGATCTGACGCAGTATTGGATTCTGGTTAACTAATCTTTGTGCAAATTTACCTGAAGTTCCATTTAATAAATCTTCTGTAAATGTTGCTTCGTTTGCAAACTGTCTTGCTTCTTTATATAACTGTGCATTTTGTTTAGATAATTTACCAGTCATTGATTCTTTATTAACAACATCAATGATTTTCTTAAATTGTCCGTTGACATATTTTTCATAATCCTTTCTAGTTGGAAATTTTTTCTTTAAACTTCTTTCCCATATTTTTGTTCTAACGTATGCTCTAAAATTAATTTGTTTAAAAAGCTCATCTTCTGCCATTAAAAATCTTTGTGGTGTAGTGTATAGTCCATGAAATCCTTTTATAAGCCATGACTTATCGCTAACATCTACAGCGTTTAACTTTGATAAATCTACAGTTTGATTTGAAGCATCTAAAATATTTGCATTGTGCATAAATGCTTTACCTGCCATAATTGTAGATTCAACAGACGCAACTGTTAAATAATACAAATCCATCATAGCTTTTTTAACTGTCAAACTACCATCAGCCATAAGTGCTTGATCTTGTTTAATCAATCCTTCTCCCAATTCAAATCCACCACCCATTATTTTCATAACTGGTCGCATAGCTGTATTAAAAGCAGTTGAAATCATATTGACTTGATGTGTTATTGGACTAGATAAAATTGAATTTATAAACAATTCGTTAGTAATTTTTATAACATTATTACCTTGTTGTGCTTTTAAAATTATCTTCATAGCTCTTGGATTTGTAGCTGCAAGATGTAGCTGACGAGTAAGTTTCATTAGTGCTTTTGTATTACCATCATCAGCAGCCTTTAAGATTTGAGCTATAGTAAACTCCCCTAAAGGGTCTTCCATACTGTCAATTAAAACATCATCTGACTTTTCAAAGTTTGCTAAATCATCAAGGACTTTATCTTGATTACTTTTTTCAAAGTAAGTTTTTAATCCTTTGACACTTGTATCTGCTCCTTCAACTAAATCTGCTGAAGTTTTATTTATATTCTGCAAAGCAGAACCTAAAATCCCTCCTGTACCTTTTTTGACATTTAATAAATCACTATAAAATTGCAGTGTAAATGCCAAGTCATTTTTTAATATTTGGTAAGCATCTCCTTTCTGAACTCCTCCTTTTGTTAGTTTTGCCATTTCGTGCATCTGACTTGACAAGTCACGTAGAACAATACCTGATTCTAAAATCATGTCGTTCAATGTAATAATCACAGCAGGTAAATCAATCTCTCCCTCGACTCCATACTTATCAACAAAATCTACTGCTGCGTCAAACACATCTAAAGGTAATTGAGTCTTTGCTTTTAGATATAAGTCTTTGTTACTTCTTTTATTTTTTTTGTTTAACTCTGCAACTACTTTTGATCTAGCAGCAATATATTCCCATATCGCACCTTTGTTAACTATCTGTCCATCTTTTTTAAATACAGATTTATATAAGTGATGTGGATTAAATGTTCTAGTAATCTTAGAATTTTTTAAAGGAACTCCATATAATGATTTGCCATCTCCTCCTACAATTTCCTTATAGTATTTCTGCATACCACTATCTTTTTGCAAAGCCTTTTTGTATCTAACTTGACTAACAATTAAGTTTGCATCTATTTCATCTACTTCAGTTTGAGTTATATCTGCTCCGTTCTTTTTTATAGTGTCATTTATTTTTGCAATAATAGTTGTTCTTCTTTTGCCATTTCTTTTCATGTTATATAATTGTTCAATTACATAATCAACTACTTCCTGTCCTTTCTTTCCTGTTAAATCAGTAATACTTTTTATACCAAAAACTTCACGTAAAGATTTTGTTCTTGTCAAAAATTGCTTTGTAGCACTTCTACCAAATCTTCCTACCGCAGGCACACCTTTACCAAATACTCCTTCTCCTACAACTAACCCTTGAACAAGAGACATTATTCTACCTCTTATTCTGTCTTCTACCTCAGATTCGCCTGTTTCAGGTGCAGTTAAAAAATCTAAAATAGGGTGTGCTAAAGACAAATCATCTTCAATCATATTGAAAAAGTTTTCGTCATAAGGGTCTGTTAAAGCTGCGTCTGTTATTGAACCTGCAATAGCATATCTAAATCTTTTAACTCCTATTTTTTTTAAACTTTTAGCTAATAATCCTGTTGGTATAATCCATTGACTTATTGTTTTACTTAAGCCATAAGCAGAAAGTAATCCGTCATCTGCTTCTTCTTTGTATTGTTCTCTAACTCCTATCTTAAAACCATAGTTTGTATGTCCTTCTTTAAAACCTATTAGATCAAAGTCGTCTGCTCTTTGGGAATCATATAAATCTCCCATTACTAAATCTAAAACGTCATCTCCAAAGTTATACAGTTCATTAACACTTTCTATACGACCATGTATTAATCCTCCAATAATTTTACCTACTAAACTTGTTTGTAACTCTTTTTTATTTTTCATATACTGTTCAGTCCACTCTGCATTTTTTAGTCTATTTTCTTCAACTTTTGCGTCATACCAATTTTTAACACCTTGTATCCATGATGTATCTTCTGTTTCTGGTTTATCTAAAGGATTAACTTTTGCATTTTGTATCTCTTCATTTGTTTGTATTTTTAATGATTTGTCTTTTCTTTCTTCTTTAATTTCTTCAATCTTATTTTCATCTGCTACTACATCTTTACCTTGTAATTCTTCTTCTTTAATTTTTTCTACTGCATTAATTATCTTAGCTTTAGGGGTATCTACTCCTGAGTTTTGAGTAAGAGAAGTAATTTCTTGAGACATTTAGAATAAGGGAGGTTCTCTACGTGCATCATTAAGAACATCTGTCACTAGCTTAACGTAGTCTGAGTCTGTTGCATAACCATTTTCTTTTAATCTTATTATTGCTTCTTCAGCAGTATTGACATTAACAAGACCTTTTCTATCTTGGAAATCGTCATTCCAGAATTTTTTATAATGTTCTATTGATTCTCTGATACTGTCAAAGTTCTTAAAGTGTGCCATTACTCTTACCTTCTTGCCATCTATTTCTTCAAACGTAGGTGCTAGTGTTGACTGTCCTGCATCTATTTCAGCTTGTGTTGCTTTTATACCAAAGTAATTATTTTTACCAGTAACTAATAATCCATGATCTGATTCAGCACCAAACTGTGCTGCAAGTACTTCTGGGAATTTAATTCCAACTTCTTTAGCTAAAGCGTAAATTGTTTTAAAGTTAGTTTCCATACGTTTTACTGCATTTGGCTCTTTACTAATCGTTACTTGAGTATCTTCTTGCTTTTTGTTTTCTTTTCCTTTGAATGGTAAAGCCATAGCTATAAGACTGCCATCTCGTAAACCTAAGTTTGGAGTTACATCAGACTGTACCTCAGACAAGTCAAGACTTTCTATCATATCTCCTGTTGTTTTTACTTCACTGTCTTGTTCAATTTCTGCTATGTCTTTTGCTT